CTGCATCCTTTACGTCTAGCATAATCTTCTATAGTATGATGGGCTTCTTTATAGGTGTCCCATCTGCCACCATTAATTCCTGTTGTTGTTATTAAATGTAAAGACTTATGAGTAGCATAATAATTTATTTTGGTTATACTAACATTTATAATAACTTCTTCTTCATTTAAAACTATCCAGCACTGATAATTCTCTGGATTTTGTAACCAAGTTAAATAATCATAAGTAGTTGATTCATTAACAGAATGATCCAGAGCTGATTGTATTGCTGGCTCAATTGTCCTCCAGTTAGATATAATACTAGCAGGGTCAAGATGAATCACTTGCATACAATTACTCCTATGTTGGTTTTACTGGCCACGATACATTCAAAGGATCAGTTGTGTTACTAGGTAAGTTCCTTAAATTTTGTCTGTAAGTTGCCCAATCAATTGCATTCACTGGAGCATCAGGTACCTGTGTCCAATCAGAATCTTTAAGTAAGTTATCTCTATGTTGCCTAAGTAGTATCCAGGCCGTGTCTAAATTTTGTGTTTGTATTTCTGAATCAGACTTTCTTACTGCTGATCCATTTAATATTCTATACTCTTCCGCAGAGTATTCACCTTGTATACAGGGCTCATTAGCTAAAATATCGTTAAGATGTCCGTCAAAAGAATACTCAATATTACCAGTATCACTATTATACTTTGTGTATCTAATCATTTGAACCTCCTTAGCACTGTTAGACTGGCACTAGCACTAGGATTAGTCACCCCAGTTATACTACTAACATAAAGAAGTATGTTACGTGCTCCCGCTGAAACAAACTTTGATCCAGAAAAAGTGTTACTTGCAGCCATTGTATCTCCGGTTCCTCGTACATTCTGAATTAACGTTCCATCTATATACAAAGACATAGTGACACTGGCGGAACTAGGAAATGACCCCAACATTATAACAGTACCAATTGCTATAATATCCCCTGAAGTAGGCATATATATGTTTGTAGAAAAGCTGTAAGGTCCTGCACCTGATTGTGTAGAAAAATTTGCATTGCTAGACTGGGTAACTGCATTGTCTAATATGTTACCAGTATACACAGCGTTATAACCTAAGTTAACATTTTGTACAGCAAGGTTACCAATGTTAGCACTACCTACTGTAATACTACCAAGGTTAGCAGAAATAGCGTCAAGGCTAGAAACATTTATTTTATCAGCAGTAATAGCATTGGCAGCAATTTGACTGGCAGTAAGCTGGCCTCGAATAGCAGCTGCACCAAACTCTGCATAACCGTCATCTCTTCGTATAGACCAGCCAGAAGAACCTGGACTATAATTATCACTTTCAATATCGTCAGTAACCTGTATAGCTCCTTCCGGGTAAGAGAAGGTAACTGTAGAGGTAATAGGATTTACACTTGTGTTAAGAGTAACAGTATAATTAGTGTGCCACTCTCTTACGGAGGTATCAGTAATAGTGACAGGAGGTTGAGTATGACTCCATACACCAGAAGGAGTTATGCTTAAGAAATCGTTATTAGGTATACTCCAGGTAGCAGCAGTAGGTGCCCCTGGATTACTTGACTGTACAGATTGATAGTACAGAGTACCAGTAAACTTTTTAACCCCAGTATAACCTTGTGATGCTTGGGAGTCTGAGATGCCAGCGGTAAGCACCCAGTTATTATCGTTAGAAAATACCCATATACTATTAGAGCTTTCAGAATAAATTATATCCCCCGCTGTACCCGCAGTAGAAGGGCCGGGGTCTTGATCATATAGTTTTATATTGGCAGCATCACCAAGTTTATTCATTTCTCTTACAATGGAAATAAGAGTATCTCTCATTGCTTTATCCCTAACTCCTGCGGGAATAAATATATTACTCATTTTACACTCCTATCCTGCGAGTAGCAGTTACCTCTTGCCCGAAGGTTTAACTTCAAGATCGAGTCCAGTTATTTTTGGATTTATATTTCCATCCATTGATACTTCTAAATTAAAGTATCTTCCATTAAGTCTGTAATCTTTTTTATACCCAGAGTTACTACTAGGATTAAAATTTCTTGTATACTGAGCACTTCTTTGATTGTATGGTAAAGCTAATTCTGTATCTAAGGAAGTGCTATTTAAACTATTTACTGCAATAGCTGTAGTATTAAATGAGTTCTCACTCATTGGAAATACTGCAGTAATATTTTTAGTTACGTGAGGATTACCCAAGTCTTGTTTTAAAAATCTAGCATAACCATTTGATTCAAAGTCATTACCTAACAGATAAAAACCTTGGTCACTAAAACCATAGATATAAATTTTACCATTAAGCTCACCTTCAGTGATACCTTTTAAATTAGGTAGGGTTCTTTTGTACCATAAGTTTTCTTGGTAATTATACACGTAAGCGTAATCAACACCTGTACCAGTATTACCTACTGCACTATAACACACCCACACCTCTTTGTCTCTTGAATTCAAGAAAGTAAAGGTTCTATTCTTATGATCGGGATTAACGGTATCGTATATATCTTTTTGAATACGACCTTTAGATATATCTTCTTTGTTAGGACCACCATCATGTATGTATATACCGTAGTTACCCAAAACAAAATGTCTTCCGTTACCAATATCTTCAAAGCAATTAGGGCTATACAAACCATCATCATCAAACAACAGTTCACTTACTAGATACAAAGGATCTCCGCTATCTTGATAACGGTATACTGAATCATCTTTGTAAACAATTAAATAAGGACCTAGTTGTGCAGCATCAAGTAACTGACCTGGAGTTTCTGTAAGTATATCGTCTCCAGCACTGTTGGTTGAAGAAAATCTCCATGTCATTCCATCCAAAGTATTAATATCAGTAATAGGAGTAGACCAAGCTAAAGAAGAGTTACCTAGATTTTCATCAGCCAAATAAGCTCCACTAAGATTTAATGCAATAAGCCTATTATTATAAGTTGCCATTCTTTGAGCAGTTACTCTGTTGGCAACAACAGCTTCTTGAGCACTACCATCACCCAATCCAGAAAACCAGTTAGCTAAGAACAAGGATTGATAATTAGGTGCGGCCTCAGTACCATTATTAGATACTCGAATGGGTTGGTTAATGCCGTCATTGACAATAATAACTCCATTGAATGGAAAGAAATCAAAACCAAATCTACCTGCATCACTCAAATCAGTAACAGCAGTAACTGCCGAGCTACTACTAATAGGATTTAATATGTCCTGAGATATCTGAAATGATACTACATTAGGAGAAGACTCATATAAGTAAGCTATATTAAAGTTATCAGACCCTACAGGAGTCCACTGTGTTGATGCATAAATATTTCTGGCAGTAGGGCCAGTAAGGTTAGTATCAAAGCTATCAGGAAACTTAGGTACACCTTGAAGTGAACCATCAGAGGGCCTCATATTGAGACCCTCCGAAAAGTTTTCAGGAGATAACGC